ACCCGGTTGCATTCAGGGAACTGGTCGAAGCGAGGAGAAAATGAATCGGCGCAACCTTGATTTATCGAAGATCCATATCGCCAAGAAGGATTTGGCACTGGATGAGGACACCTATCGAGCAATGCTCCAGCGAGTTGCTGGAGTGAGTTCGGCAAAGGATTTATCACCACTGAAAACCTCGGCCGTGCTTACGGAGCTGGTGCGCCTGGGGTGGAAACCGAAGAAGTCCAAGGCAGGTAGAGCAGCACCTAAAGTCGCCCCCGACCGGGAAAAGCTGGTTGGCAAAATCGAAGCTTTCCTAGCCGAAGCTGGACGTGAGTGGGCTTATGCCGATGGCATGGCCCAACGCATGTTCAAGGTCGAACGGGTGGAATGGCTGGATGCTCGGCAACTCGGAAGCATGGTGGCGGCACTGACCTACGATGCCAAACGGCATGGGAGGTCGGCACAGTGAACAATGACCAATTATTTGCTGACGACAGCGACAAGCTTGATCCGAAGAAAGTCTTGGCCCATATGGAAGACCCTATCGTTTCCGCTCGATGGGAGGGAAACCTTAAGGAGATGGTAGAGCTCGCAGAGTTTGAGCTGTTGAAAAAGCTTCCAGAAAAGCCAGAGGCTGTACCCGAAATTGCCCGTGCCGTCGTGTTCTCGATCTGCTCCACCATGGGTGGCTCAGTGATTTATCTGCCACGTGGAGAATCGCTCAAGCGGGCTATGCGAGACGCTGAAATCTACCGTGAATGGTTGGATGCTGGAGCACAACCTCATGAGCTGGTGCGCAAGTATCAGCTTTCCTCAGCCATCATCTACGGCATCATTAAGCGTCAACGGGGATTGCACAGACAGAACGGTCCTGACTTGTTTGGCTTTGAGCAGGAGACTATCCACTGATAGCATTGCTTCAAACTCTGCAGGTCCACCACCCCCGCCAATGCGGGGGTGTTTCTTGTTTGTGCAAGAAACGCGGTCACATCTCCCAAAGCGCGAATCTAGCTCGGTACTTCTTACCGACGGGTTCACGTCATGTCTGTCTCGGTTCCCACAACCCCACGTGCATTTGCTGCTCAGATTCTTGAGGGCAGTTTTTCGTGCGAGTCGATTCTCGAACGGTGCCCTGTCGAATGGCATGACCTGGTCATGGAGCACGTTCGCATAACTCAGGACCGGCGCGACATGAACGTCACCCGTCAGCAGAAGTTCCGGCCTGCAGCCAAACCTTCGATTCCTCAAACCGCCACTTACCAGGAGCAGCACCTGGTGCGCGGCAATCCTGTCGTTGCTGCTGCGCACCTGGCCGCTGTCCGTGCCTCCCTCAACTCCAATCGAGCAATCTCACAATGACCATCCGAAATCACGGGCGGCAGTCCCGTGCCCCGCGTATGACCGACTGGACGGTGATCACCATCATTTTGATGGTCATGCTGGCCATGGTCGCCCCGACCAAACTGGCAGTCATCCTTTATAAGGTCGGGCTGGTGGCTGGTGGTGGCGTCCTAGGCTATTGGATCGACCGCGCTTTGTTCCCCTATGCCAGACCTGACAAGGTCCATCGCGTTCATCAACCATGGGCTGGACTGCGCCGCGCAATCGTGGTGCTGGCCTGCGTCATCGGCATGACGATGGGGCTGTGACCATGAGGCAAACAAGAATCCTACTCGCTGGTTGCTTGATTGGTTTGGTGGCTGGCCTCGCACTCTGCGGCAAGGCTCACGCCGAAATTCCGATGCAGGCCGAACAATACCGCCGCGATCTTTCCCGCATTGCCCAAGCGGAATGGGGGCTGGAAGCGCCCGTTGCCACCTTCGCGGCGCAAGTTCACCAGGAGAGCCGCTGGAAGTTCAACGCGAAATCACCTGCAGGTGCGCAAGGCTTGGGCCAAGTGATGCCCACGACCGCCACTTGGCTTGCCGAACTGTTCCCCAAAGCACTTGGAAAAGTCGAGCCATACAACCCGACCTGGTCGATGCAGGCCCTGGTCAGCTATGACCGTTGGTTGGCTGACCGCATTAAGGCACGAGACCAATGCCAGCAAGGCGCCATGGTCCTGTCCAGCTACAACGGCGGGCTGGGGTGGCTGATCCGTGATCGCAAGTTGGCATCGGCTAAGGGCGCCGATCCGCTGACCTGGTTCGGGTCCATCGAGCGATTCAACGCTGGCCGCTCTGCTGCGGCCTTCAAAGAAAACCGGCAATACCCCCGCCTGATCCTGCAGCGCTGGGAGCGCCTGTATGTCGATGCTGGCTGGGGTAAAGGGGTATGCCAATGAAGGAAACACTCAAGTGGTTTGCGCCACTGCTGATCGCGGTGGTTTTGATCGCCGCCGCTCTTCTGTTCGTCGAGAGCATCCGCCAAGCCGGTTATGACGAAGGAGTCGTAGCCGGGAAGGCCGATGGCGCAGAGGCGTATCAAAAGCTTAAAGACGAAGTTGAGGGCGAACGCCTGGAGCATGCAAATGACGCTCTGGCGAAAGCTCAGGCCGCCGCCCAATCGCTCCTGGAGCAAACCAAGCGTGGCGACGCTCTAGCCAGCCAGCTCACCACCACCAAACAAGAGCTTCGCCGCAACACCGACAAGCTCACCGGGGAGATAAACCGTGTCACGACTCTATACCGCCGCGCCGTGGATGCGCAGCCTGAGCCTCTGCCTACTGCTGTGTTCACTACCGGCTTTGTCCGCGTGTGGAACGAAGCGAACTACCCAGTCGCAGTGCCTGCCGGCCAGCCCACCAGCAGAGCTGTTGCGCTTGCCGGAAGCCCCGGAGCCGCTGACGACCTCGACAGCGGAATAACTGGGGCTGTCCTTCTCACCAACCACGTGCGCAACAGCGAGAAGCACGCTGCCTGCCGCGCTCAGCTCACCAGCCTGATCGAGTACTACACCCATGGACGTTGATGACCGCGCCACCGAAGTCGAGGAAGCGCATCGAGAGGCCGCTTTAGCGGCGCATTTGGCACAAGCGAAACAGCCCGAACGACCCTCGGCTTTCCACTGTGAAGATTGTGGAGGAGACATTCCTGAGCCGCGCCGCGTAGCCGTTCCAGGTGTGTCGCTCTGCGTAGATTGCAAATCCATCCATGAGCACCTGGGGCGTAAATGAACATGATCGAGATGCCTACTTGGCAATTGATCGCGTCAGCGATAACCCTCCTGGGGATCTTCGCAGGCCTGGTGAAGCTGTTGCTTTCGCAGATGGAGGGGCGCCTGGACGAGCGCTTTGCGGCTGTCGCGAAGGACTCTGAACGACTTCGCCAAGTCGAGCTTGGGTTGGAGCGACTGCGCGGTGAGATGCCTCTGCACTATGTCCGTCGTGAGGACTACGTGCGAAACCAGACAGTGATCGAAGCCAAGCTAGATGCCTTGGCTCTTAAATTTGAAAACGTTCAGCTCAAAGGACTTCGCCAATGAACATTGATCCTGCCAAGGTGCGTCGGGAATCCCTGCGCTGGTACATCCTGTTGACCCTCAACACCTCGCGGCCAGTGGACCCGCATGAGGCCGTTGTGCTGTCCACGATCCAGGGCGTTTATCCCGATGCCACCGCCATGGAGTTGCGCCGAGAGCTGGACTATCTCAGCGATCGTTCCCTGGTCACGTTGAAAAAGTCGCCTGCGGGTGTGTGGATTTGCGGCCTTACCCACTACGGTGTGGATATCGCGGAATACACCATTGACTGCAACCCTGGGATTGCACGCCCAGAAAAGTACTGGTGAGCCGCCATGCCCCCGCGTAGCAAAGTGGCTGCATTGCCGGCTGAGGTAAAGACCTGGCTTGACCAGTCCCTGGTTGAGTCGAACTTTTCCGGATATGAATCTCTATCGGCTGAGCTGGAAAGCCGTGGCTACTCCATCGGCAAAAGCGCGCTGCATCGCTACGGTTCAGAGTTTGAGGTCAAGCTGGCCTCGCTCAAGCTGGCTTCGGAGCAGGCAAAGGCCGTAGTCCAGGCCGCGCCCGATGACGAAGGCGCCGTCAACGAGGCGCTCATGCGCCTGGTGCAAGAGCACTTGTTTAAGTTGTTGATGGCCGATGACGGGAAGATGGATCTGCCGAAGGTGGCCAAGGCTGTGGCAGAACTTGGTCGGGCGTCCGTCGTGCAAAAGAAATGGCAGGCCGAGTTCCGCGAAAAAGCCGAATCAGCGGCTGCCAAGGTAGAGAAAATCGCGAAGAAAGGCGGTCTCAACGCTGACACTGTGGCCGAGATCCGTCGCGAGATTCTGGGGGTCGCAGGTTAATGATGACGTCACCATTTTCTCAGCGATTAGCTATAACTGCTGCGTGTTTGTATCGACTTGATGCCCGCCTTAGGACGCCTTTCAACCCGTATTTCAGTGTTGCAAGCTTGGCAGCCAAGCCAGTCATAGTTGATATCACGTCGGGCCTGCAGGAGAGATTTGACACCCTTTTGAAAACAGGTCGAACAAATGCAATGTTCAGGTTCATCGCCCCGCGATTCTGGCTTGATTTTGTAAGCCAGAGTCCCCGTTGGAAACTGGTGAAGAGAATAGCGCTGCTTTTCCTGTTCCCAGCATGCAAACTTTTCGAGCTCAGTCTCCAGTTGACGGACGCGACCGGCCAAAGTCGACTGCTCCGTGTGCGCCGCATTCAGCTGTCCCTGAAGGCCCAACAGAACCCCGTTCAACTCGATAACCTTAGTGGTGACAGCGGCATCGGTCTTCAGAGTCAGCATGCTCTGTGTGATATCCGTAGCGGCTTTAATCCCGCTGTAAGCTCCCATTACCCAATCCATCATCTATGCCAATCTCCGTGCAGGCTCGTGTTATGAGTATCGATGGTAGCGAAAAAGGTGAAGCTAGTGGCTCAGAGCTTCCTGCATTTTTACCTGATACATCCAGCCTGGGTATTCCAGCCGTTCTTCTTGACTACCAGAAGGAATGGATTGGTATCCGTGCGCCGCTGAAGGTAGGTGAGAAATCTCGCCGTATCGGCCTGACGTGGGCAGAAGCTGCGGACAACGTTCTGGTCTCAGCCTCTGAGAAAAAAGCAGGCGGGCAGACTGTTTATTACCTCGGCTACAACCAGGACATGACCGTCGAATACATCCAGGCCTGTGCGATGTGGGCTCGGGCATTCGACTATGCAGCAAGTGAGATATCCGAAGGGATCTGGCCAGACAGCGATCCTGACAAGCAAATCAAAACGTACACCATCAGCTTCCCGAGTGGTCATCGGATTATTGCGCTCACCAGCCGACCTTCCAACCTTCGGGGCCGGCAAGGTGTGGTCGTGATCGATGAGGCTGCGTTCCACCAGGATCTTGCTGAGCTGCTCAAAGCAGCACTCGCTCTTTTGATCTGGGGTGGTGAAGTCCATGTAATCAGCACTCACGACGGCACCGAGAATGCGTTCAATGAGTTGATCGAGGAGATCCGCGCAGGTAAGCGCAAAGGCGCATTGTTTCGCTGTACTTTCCGTGAGGCCGTCGAGCACGGCTTATATAAGCGGGTTTGCCTTCGTAAGGGCATCGAGTACCAGGAGGAAGCGGAGCAGGCGTGGGTCCAAGATGTATATGACTTTTACGGCGATGCTTCTGAGGAGGAGCTTGATTGCGTTCCCAGCCAGGGTGGTGGCGCTTACCTTAGTATTGCGTTGATAGAGGCGCGTACCAGCCGAGAGGTTCCGGTCCTGCGCCTAAAATATCCAGTTGGATATGAAATGCAGGATGAACATTCGCGGCTGGCAGAATCACTGGAGTGGTGTGAGCGCGAGCTGCTCCCGCTTCTAGTTGCAATTCCGACTGATGTACAGAGCTTCTACGGCATGGACTTCGCCCGTAGCGGTGACCTTTCTGTCATTTGGCCGCTGATCAAGGAGCAAAACCTTCGCAAGCGCACGCCCTTTGTCGTTGAGCTGCGCAACGTGCCGTTCAAGCAGCAAGAGCAGATCTTGTTCTACATCGTAGATCGCCTACCCAACTTCATGAAGGGGGCGCCTGATGCCCGAGGCAACGGCTCCCAGCTTGCAGAAAGTGCTGCTATTAAGTACGGATTCAACCGCATTGAGCGGGTCATGCTCAGTGAGGGTTGGTATCGCGACAACATGCCGCCGTTCAAGGCCGCTTTGGAAGACGACACCTTCTACGACATTCCTGCAGACAAAGACGTAACCGGCGACATCCGGGCATTCCGGGTGGTTAAGGGAGTGGCCCGCGTCCCTGACAAACGTACGACGGAAAAAGGCGATAGCGGACCCAAAGGTGCAAAGCGCCACGGTGACGCCGGTATCGCGGCCGTCCTGGCTGACTATGCGTCCCGACAAGACATCGAGATTTTTGAATATCACCGCGTCCAACCTGCAGCTCAGCATGACCGTTCGGTCAAGAGCGGTGCCGGGTGGCGCTCCAAGAAAGGCATCTGGTAATGGCCCAGTCACGCATTGTCGACCAGCACGGTCGGCCTATCCAATTCGACCAGCTCACTGCAGAGCTGGCAGCCCCCAAGGTGACCGGTGTTCGGCAGGTTTGGCACTCGTCGGTTGCCAGTGGGCTGACGCCCGAGCGACTCGCGCGAATCCTGCAGGACGCTGCCGAAGGTACAGCGCTTGACTATTTGACCTTGGCCGAAGAGATGGAGGAGCGTGACCTGCATTACGCCTCAGTCTTGGGCACGCGCAAGCTGGCGGTGGCGGGCCTCAACATTCGAGTAGAGGCGGCGTCCGACGAAGCCGAGGATATCCGTCGGGCAGATGCTCTGTGTGAGGTGGTCTCGTCGCCCGAGTTTGGTGAACTGCAGAGCGAAGCAGTCGATGCCCTGGGCAAAGGCTATTCCGTCAGCGAGATCATCTGGGATCGAAGCGGCAAGACGTGGATGCCGGATCGGTTCGAGACTCGTGACCAGCGCTTCTTCCAGTTTGACCGCGAGACCGGTCGCGAACTTCGGTTGCTCGATGAGGCCGATGTGCTCAACGGAATCGCCCTGGCTCCTTACAAGTTCATCGTCCATTTGCCGCGCATTCGTGCCGGGCTTCCAATCCGTGGCGGTCTGGCCAGGCTGGCGGCCGTTGCCTACATGTGCAAGGCATGGACCTGGAAGGACTGGATGGGTTTCGCGGATATCTACGGCATTCCAATGCGCGTGGGTCGGTATGGTCCGAACGCGAGCAAAGATGACATTGGCGTCCTGCTTTCAGCTGTGGCCAACCTAGGCAGCGATGCTGCAGCGGTAATCCCCGACAGCATGAAGATCGATTTCCAGACGGCTGCAAACGTGGCGGGTGCCGGGGACTTCTTCAAAGGATTGGCCGAATGGTGGGACAAGCAAGTCAGCAAGGCGGTCGTTGGCCAGACCATGAGCGCCGACGATGGTGCCAGCCTGGCACAAGCCAAGGTCCACAATGAAGTGCGACTGGATCTACTGGAGGCGGATGCCAAGGCGCTCAGCAACACCTTCAACCGGCAATTTGTTCGCCCGTTCTGTGATCTGAATTTTGTTCCTGGTCGTCCCTATCCGAGGCTGATCGTCGACGTTCCACAGCCCGAGAATATTCAGCTGCTTATAACGGCGCTGAAGGAGCTGGTGCCGCTTGGGCTGGAGGTAGAACAGTCAGTCATCCTGGACAAACTCAATTTGCCGTCCCCAGCTGACGGTGCAAAGATCCTTGGCAAACCAGAAACTCCAAAGCTAGCGACGGCTGCTAACAGAGAGCAGTCGCCGAAAACGGTCGATATAAAAGACGTAGTGGATAACCAGGTGAAGACTTTGGAGGCCGCTGCAGCAGCGCCGCTCGGCGATATGGTTGACGCCATTCGCGAATTGCTTGATTCGGTAAGCAGCTTGGAAGAGTTCCGTGACCGTCTGATCGAGGTCTACCCCGATATGAATGCAGGTCAGCTTGCGGATGCGATGGCAGATGGGCTGGCAGCTGCCAGCCTGGCAGGAAGGTATGACGTACTTAGAGGTCTGTAGGGGGAGAGACTTTCTCAGTCTGCAGTTTCGTGATCAATGCTCGGGTGAGGTCTGGGAGGGTTGGTATTTCGAGTGCCAGTTGAAGACTTTCGTTGAAATTCTTTTCGTCGAATCCGGGTTGTCGCTTCAGGCTTGCTACTACGCATTCTAGGGCTTGGGAAAAGCCGCTGACAATGTTGCTCACATCCTGCACTGAAACTTTTTGATCCATGATGCTCATGATATTTCCTGAAAGATCAATTAATGAGCGCTGTTGATATCACGAGGATTTGCCAATGGCAATCTCACACGGCTCGCTGCCGTTCCAGGAACAAATCGACTACTTCCGAGGCAAGACCAATATCCCAACCCGCGCCTGGACGGATGTCTACAGCGTGGAGCATGACTGGGCATTTGTGGTCGCGGGGACCACCAAGCAGACCTTACTTGCAGATATGCGCGGTGCTGTTGAGAAGGCTATAACCAGCGGTTTGACCTTGGAGCAGTTTCGCGCCGGGTTTGACCAGGTCGTAAACAAGCATGGCTGGGAATACAACGGCGGACGTGGCTGGCGGACTCGTGTGATCTACGAGACCAACTTGCGCCAGTCCTATAACGCCGGACGCGAAACACAGATGGCTGATCCTGAGCTACGCAAGCGCCGGCCATATGGTCTCTACCGCCACGGCGACAGCGCTCACCCTCGGCCACAGCATCTGGCTTGGAATGGAACGGTGTTGCCCCTGGACGATCCGTGGTGGAGTACTCACAGCCCCCAGAACGGCTGGGGCTGCAAGTGCAAGAAGTTCATGGTGGGTCAGCGTGACATTGACCGCCAAGGTTTGACGGTAGGTCCGGCGCCAGAGATTGAGTATGAGGATCGCACCATTGGGGTGAACAGCCCGAACGGCCCTCGCGTTGTTCGTGTGCCAAAGGGTATTGATCCGGGCTTTGAGTTCGCACCTGGTCAATCACGGTTGGCCACGGCCGTGCCACCATTGCGTGCTTACGATCCGTTACCTGAACCAGGTGCGCGGTCGAGCAGCGTTCAGGGCGCAGGCCTGCCAAACAAGCGGCCACTTAGTGCACTACCTCCAGCGCGGGAAGTGTCTGCCGACAAGCTCTTGCCGGAGGGACTTCCCGATCAGACCTACGTTGAGCGCTTCCTAGCAGAGTTCGGCGCGTCGGATGCGACGCCGGTCTTGTTCAAGGATGTGACCGGCGATGCCGTAGTGGTCAGTCGTGAGCTGTTCACCAATGCCAAAACCGGTGCTTTAAAGATCAAGAAGCGTGGTCACGCCCGTGAGCTGCTGCTGCTTGCTGAGGCGATCAAAGACCCCGATGAGGTGTGGGTGCGGCTGGAATGGCTGTATGCCAAGAACAAGGCGGTAGTGCGGCGCCGCTACATCTCTCGCTACCAGATCGATGGCGAGCCGGTCCCGGCACTTTCAGTGTTTGAGGTTGGAGATGATGGTTGGGACGGGATTACGACGTTCTCGCCGGATGCCAATAATCCAGATTACCTGGAACACCTCAGGATCGGGGTACGGCTGTATCGTCGGTCAACAATCGACGAGTAACAAAAAACCACGCGCCGCCACACGTGGTTTCGCCCTGAGTGTAGGCCTGGAGGTCCTGGCGGGGACTGCTCACTCAATGGGCGTTCATTGATAGTAGGAGATGCACTTGGCAGGCGCAATGCTCAATGTCGAAGTGGATGACAGCCGGCCTGGTGCGGCACTGGCAGAGTTGGCAGAGCGGCTGGAGGATATTCGTGTACCGCTCCTGGATATCGCTGAATACCTGCATCAGTCCACGGACGACCGTTTTAGAAAGCAGGTTTCTCCCGACGGTGCTCCGTGGGCGCCATTGGCCGCGTCCACTATTGCTAAAAAGAAGTCGAGTCAGATCCTGCGGCAAGACGGGTTTCTCCAGGACACCATCCGACATCGGGTCAGCGGTGATGAATTGGAGTTAGGTTCGGATCGCCCATACGCGGCTATCCATCAGTTCGGCGGCAAGATCGAACAGGCCGCCAGGTCGCAACAGGTTTACTTTAAGCAGAAGGGTGGTGAAGTTGGAAACCGATTTGTCAAAAAGAGGCAGTCCAACTTTGCCCAGTGGGTGACACGCGGCGCGACCTCGACAGAGATGCCGGCTCGACCTTATCTCGGTCTCTCTTCCGAGGATGACAATGAGATCCTCGCCATCGTATCTGACTACCTTTCTGAACCAATAGTGGTCGCTTCAAGGTAATCGCGCTGACGGCCTTTCAAGGCACTCACAGGTACAGCGGGGGCAGTAGCTGCCCCAGAGCGGCGTTAGACGTGCGTTAGATTCAGTCCTAGGCGGAGCGCCGGGCTCGAAGTGACGCCAAAAAATCATCAGGCGTTAAAATTGACCCGGACCTTTTCTTCTTGATGCTCACAACATTACTGATGAGTGATTAACTTTGGAGCAGAATTGGCGACCTGATGTTCACTCCAGCAGCAGATCTTTAGCTTCCAAAACAAGAGCAGCAGTGACATCAAAAATAACCTTTGCTCCATTCATCGCTCCCGAAGGTCCGTATTGGGTGCCTGGATAGTCTGTCTGGACATTCAAATGTCCTTTCAGCTCTACCTCCTCAAGCCTTTGTATTTTCTGAATTACAGAGGTCTCAACGAAGTCGCAATCAACGGCTATTTTTCCATCAATAGGTAGTGCTTGACATCTTTGAATTAGATTTTTCCTATCTTTCTGACCTCTGACGAGTAGCGAAAACAGCTTCACGATGTTATCCACCAGCGTGTACTTCCGTTCAAAGGCGATAACTTCAGTCGACAGGGCATCAAAGTCTGTTCGGAGCCGTCCTTTGCCTCCTACTGCGGCTTGCACCGAACGAAAGGCGAATTCAAGTTGGGAAGATTGATTGGCGATGATTCCATTCAGATTGTTGAGAGGCGCTGGAAGTCCGCTTGGCGTTGCCCCTGAATGACACATAGGAAGCGTAGGTATTTCCTGGAAGCCAGATTTGAGGCTGGTAACGTTACGAATCCAGACCGCTCCAAGCTCGAAATTGATCCAGTTGCGCTTCACCGACACAGGGCTTATCAGATAAATTGCACACACACAGTCGGTCAGGCCGTCTTCAATGCGCTTAAGGAAATTAGAACCTGCCGGGATGCTGGTCCCATCGGAAGACACGAAAACCTCTACGAAGCCACTGAACTCTTCTTCTAGAGCATTTTTTACAATGAGGGCGAGCGCCTTCTCTTCGTGAATGTGAGAAAGGAAAATCAGGTTTGAGGCCATTGGCCCTCCCTTAGGGCATTCTTAACAAAAGACAGGCCCACGGCCCAAAGTAAACACGCACCTTACCTCCCGTTGAGGAGGTAATGAACTCATCTGTTTGAGCTTAGCCGCACAAACGGCGATGGAACAAGTAGGCAGCCGATTTTCGCCAGCTTCTCGTTCAAGAACTGGCGTCCAAATAAACCCTTTCCAGTATCAAGCTAAGTCTCAATTTCTTATTCGGGGCTGAAACTTCATCGTTGATCGATGCCGCTGAAACTAGCGGCATGAAAACATTACTCGCACTCAATACCGACCTCTCTGCAGCGATTGCCAATGGCAAGGCGCCGGAATGGGTCGAGCTGATTCCAGCTGGTCCCGTCGTAATCGGTCGTGATGGTCGTCAATGGCTGTTCGATGAGCAGGCTCAGGAGATGGTGCTGAGCCTGTTCACGGCTCGGAACATCGAGCTGCCCATTGATTGGGAGCATGCCACTCAACATCTCGCTCCAAATGGCCAGGCGGCTCCTGCAGCAGCATGGATCACTGAGCTTGAGATTCGCTCTGGCGGACTCTGGGGGCGCGTCAACTGGACCCCTCGTGGTGGCGAACAAGTCGCTGCCAAAGAGTATCGCTTCCTTTCCCCTGTATTCGACTACGAGGCCGAAGGCGGGCGCATCGTGCGCCTGGTCAGTGCTGGCCTCACCAACGTCCCGAATTTCCTCCTCACTGCTCTCAACCACGAAAACCCGGAGTCCAATGTGAAATTCCCTCCTGCGCTATTGGCATTGCTCGGTCTGACCGACGCTGCCACCGAAGCCGAAGTTATGGCGGCGGCCAACCAACTGAATCAAGCCGCGAACACTGAAAAGACGCCAAGCCTGGATCGTTTCGTACCGCGTGCTGATCACGACGCTCTACAGCTTCGTGCCACCAACGCCGAGCAGGCATTGGCTACCCGCGTCAAAGCCGAGCGTGATTCGTCAGTTAACGCCGAGATCGATGCCGCCCTGAAACTCGGCAAGATTACCCCGGCGACCGCTGACTACCACCGTGCCTGTTGCCAGGAAGAAGGCGGCCTTGATCGCTTTAAGGCGTTCGTGGCTGCTGCCCCTGCAGTCGCAGAACCGTCTGGCCTGAATGGCAAACCGCAAACCGTTCTCCCTACTGCCCTCAACGCCGAGCAGCAAGCCATGTGCGCGCAGCTGGGTGTTGATCCTGAGCAGTACGCCAAAACGCTTCAGAGCGAGGGCTAACCCGTGTCGCTGACTCAAGACCGCAATACCTCAATGAAAGCCACCGACGTCGTGGTGATCGGCGTGGCAGCCAGCACCAAGATCTTCGCTGGCAGCCTGGTGATGCTCAATGCGGCCGGTTTTGCCGTGCCGGGTAGCACCGCAACTGGTTTGACCTACGCCGGTCGAGCTGAAGAGTTCGTCGATAACACCTCTGGTGCGGCTGGCGCGGCTCGCGTGGCGGTGCGTCGCAACAAGGCATTCAAGTGGGCCAATGACGGTTCCATCGTTCAGGCCAATCTGCTGAAGAGCGCCTATGTGGTGGATGACGGAACTGTTACGGCCACTGATGGGGGCGGCACTCGCTCTGTCGCTGGCCGAATCGTTGGCATCGATTCTGACGGTGTTTGGGTCGAGTAACGCTCTCTATATAGGAGCGCATTGCGCATGCTGGTAAATAAAGCTTCGATTAACGCGGCGTTTGTCGCACTCAAAACGCTGTTCAACAACGCCTTCACTGCCGCGCCCAGCAACTGGGAAAAGATCGCGATGAAGGTGCCGTCGAGCACGGGCAGCAACCTTTACGCGTGGCTGTCGTCCTTTCCGCGTATGCGCCGCTGGATCGGCGAGAAACACATCAAAAGCCTGAAGGCATTCAAGTACACCGTCGTCAACGAAGACTTTGAGGCCACCGTTGAGGTGGACCGCAACGATATCGAAGACGATCTGCTGGGCGTCTACTCGCCTCAGGCGCAAATGGCGGGCCACTCGGCCAAGCAATTGCCGGATGAGATCATTTTTGATGTGGTCAACGCGGCTTTCACCAGCCCGTGCTACGACGACCAATACTTCTTTGACACCGATCACCCCGTGGGCGATCAAAGTGTCAGTAACAAGGGCACTAAAAAACTCTCGATTGCAACTCAGGCGGCTGCTCAGGCTAGTTATGGCGCCGCACGTACGGCCATGGGCAAGTTCAATGATGAAGATGGTCGTCCGCTGAACATCACGCCAACCGTTCTCCTGGTGCCAAAGGCGCTGGAAGATGTTGGCCGTGCCTTGCTCACGGCTGATCGCCTGGAAGACGGCAAGACCAACATCTATAAGGGGACCGCCGAACTGGTTGTCTCCGGTCGCCTGACTTCGGACACCGCATGGTTCCTGCTCGACACCAGTCTCCCGGTGAAGCCGTTCATTTACCAGGAGCGCAAAGCGCCGGTGTTCGTCCAGCAGATCGACGCCGAAGCGGATGATGTTTTCAACCGCAAGAAATTCAAGTTTGGTGCTGAAGCACGTGCGGCTGGTGGCTATGGCCTCTGGCAGACCGCTTACGGCTCCACCGGTACGGACGCCTAACCCCATGGCCTTACTCATCACAGCATTGCGCGATGGCTTCCGTCGCGCCGGGATCGCTCACAGCAGTGCGGGCACTTACTACGCCGATGATGCATTCAGCGAAGAACAGCTGGAAGCGCTCAGAGGTGAGCCGCAACTGATCGTGGTCGAAGGTGTGGAAGAACCGGAAGAGGATGGCGGCGATGAGAGCGAGGGCGGCGGGCTGGAAGGTAATGGCGCACAAACAGGCCCGACGCCTGGTGCGCCGAAGTCTAAGGCAGTTGGTGCTAAGACCCGCCGTGTAAGGGCCTCCTAATGAATCTCTCGCTACCTGGTGCACTGGTCCTGATCACTCGCTTCGGTGCCACGGAAATGGCTGGCTTGGCCGTCCCTGACACCTTCAATCCAATTGAGCCTGGTCTGCTGGAAGCGGCAGCTAGGGGTGACGATCTGACGGGATGGGAGGCTGATGATGTGGCGGCCGCTGTTGCGGCGCTGGCACGGATTTCCGATGCCGCCACCCGCGCCCGGAGCGAGGTTCAGTTTTACCTGCGTTATCGCCGACCAGGTGAAGACGCGCCGGCTTGGGTGGCTGAAGATCTGCCCGAACTGACTCGGTTTCACCTGTACGGCGAGAAGGCCAATGCCGAGTCGAGCGTGCGGCTGCGTTACAAGGACATCATCAAACGGTTGGAGAGCCTGGCCGCTGAGGATGATAGACGCGGGGCATCTGAGTCTGGCCAGTCAGGTTTGGACATCCAGCATGCGCCGCGACTGTTCAGCCGCAAGACGCTGAGCCGGCTCTGATGTTGGGGGATCTGGAAGACGCCATTGAGGCCAGGCTTGCAGAGCTGAAAAAGCAGCTCCCGCGCCTGACGATCAAGACGTATGGCGGCGAGCTGAGCGATCCAGACCTGCTGGTTGATCTGATCAAGGGCACGCCCTCAGTGATGCTCACTACGCCTCGGGTGGTGTTTCGCCGTCAGAGCCAAACCAGCCGCCGATTCAGCGCCGCAGTGGTGTTCCGCTTGGTCATCTCTAGCAAGTCGGTCCGAGATGAGAAAGCCACTCGGCGCGGCACCGTCACTGCAGATCCGGGCAGTTACTGGATTTGGGAAAGCTGTATGCGTCTGCTGACAGGCTGGCAGCACAAGCCTGATGGGGCACGTGCTTCGCCTACCGAGTTCGCCAACCTGGTCACCGGTAAGTTTCAGTCCGATCACTTATCGGTACTTGGGCAAAGCTTTTCCATTGATCTGGATTGGGTGATCCCAGAAGAGCCGCTGCCAGACCTCGAAGGCATTGATATTTCGTACCACGTTCCAGGCGACAACCCTGAGACAACCGCAACAGACAACATCGAATTGAGGGTTCCGTGATGCGCGTGATCGCCACAACAGATCCGGTGCCTATGCAGGCGGATCAACTGAACAAGCAGGCGGGGTTCATTCAGCCCGAGCCTGCTGAGCCGGTAGAGGTCGAAAACACCTCCTACTACCAGCGCCGTATTGCTGCAGGCGAATTGCGTGTAGTCGAAGATGCCAAAACGGTTGGTCGCGGTGCCAAACAAATCGCTAAAGGAGTCAAACAATGACTATCGGCTTTGACACGATTCCAGCAAGCATCCGCAAGCCGGGTGTGTACATGGAATTCAACACCAAGTTGGCCGTGCGCACTCTGCCAACCAACGCGCAGAGCATCTGCCTCATCGTCCCTTTGGACGCAGGCGCTACTGCGGTAGCTCATGTTCCTGCTCAGGTCTACAGCGCCGATGAGGCTTTGGCCCAGTTCGGGGTCGTTGCTCAGGAGATGGTTGCTGCAGCGATTGCCGCTTACCGTTACGTGGCCATCTCATGTGTTGGCGTGACTGTGACCGAAGGTCAAGAGCCCAACATCAGTGCCGCATTGGCTGCGACCGCAATGGGCAAGTTCACGATCCTAGTGCCTGCCTGGTTTAGCCAGATTGCCCTCACAGCTCTGCGCACTCACATCAACACCTATACCGATTCGGTTGAGCAACAGTCGATCCTGGGCGTCGGTGCAGCGACCTCGACTATCTCTGCGGCTACCGCGTTGGCCACTGCGCTCAACTCCGGCCCGATCACTCTGGGGCTTCTACCAGGAACCACCTCGACCGCGCGCCAGGTCGCAGCAGCGTATGCGGCAATGATCGCTTCTGAGGAAGATCCGGCCCGTCCGTTGAACACCCTGGTCCTAACTGGCATCCAGGTGCCGCCAATCGCCAGTCGATTGGGGCGTACTGAGCAAGAGACTTGCTTGGCCAACGGCATCACACCGCTGGAGGTAGGTCCGGGTGACCAGGTGCAAATCGTCCGAGCGATCAGCACTTACACAAAGAACGCCACCGGCGCGACGGATGTGTCGCTGCTCGACCTGACCACCATGCGGACGCTGTATTACTTCCGGCAGGCTTGCCGTGATCGTATCCGCCTGCGATTCCCGAGATCCAAGCTTTCCAGCAGAACGGCGGCTGCGGTGCGTAGCGAACTGCTCGATGTTGCGAAAAAGTGCGAAGAGCTGGAGATCCTCGAACAGGTCGATGCCAATGCGAACGCCCTGATTGTTGAGCGTTCGCAGCAAGACGTGAACCGCTTAAACGCTTCCATTCCCGCCGATGTGGTGAACGGCCTGCATGTGTTCGCCGGTCGCATCGACCTGCTCCTGTAATCCGAGGCCGCACCTATGTCAGATATCTATGTTGGGCAAATCGTCCTTTCCATCAATGGTGAGGACTACGAGATCAGGAGTCTTGAGCACACGCTGAAGACCGGTCGCACCATCGTCAAAACCATGAACCGTAATCGGCGACCTTTGGGGACTGCTGCCGGGGTCGAGGATTTCGACCTGCGCGTATCCGTGGCCATCCCTAAGTCCGGCGAACCGAACTGGCGGGCCATGCTGGACGCCAAAATCACCATCGAGCCGGTTGACGGCGGCGGTGATCGTGAGTCCTGGACGGGTGTATCGCTCATTGAAATGGGCAGCAAGTACCAGCTCGAAGGCGAAGCGACTCGCGATCTGACTCTTGCCGCACTCAACTACTACTCGGAATAACACTATGACGACAATTGATAAGCGTTGGGATGGTTTGACCGAATCAGGTGAGCTAGCCGTTGGTGTGTACTTTGCGGGCACGCGTCACAAGAGCTTTACCTTGCGCGTGCCTATGGCAGGCGATCTGGTCGGCGCTCAACAAGAGTACCCACAGGGGCCGCTGCAGCTGATTACGGTTGATGTGTTCCGTCGTCAGCTGTTAGCCCTGGGCGATATTCCGGCCGAATCGCTGACAACGGAGTTGCTCCTGGACGAGCTAACTGAGACCGATCTGGCACGGTTGGGCCAAGCAGATGAGGTGTTGGAAAAAAAGCTCGCGCCGCCGAGCGCGGTTCCAACGACTGGCGACGCATCGAGCACGCCCTTGTCCGACACGGCTACCGCTTAGATGAAATCCGGTCGATGACCCGTCCAGAGATCGAGGCGCGCCTTGATCTTCTGGTAGGCCGCAAGAAGAACTCCACGCGATATGTCAGCAAGCGTAAGGGCAAAAGCAAATGACTCCGACCGTATATATCAAGCTTGATCTGTCCAGCTTCGAGGCTCTCGACGGGATCATGCGCGCTCATCGCGCCAATGCGCTGGCCTCGCTCGATGCGAAGCCACCAATGGAGGCGTTCCAGGAGGACTTGGTTATTGCGGCCGAGCGTCTCGGGTTCGTTCCCCCTGAGCCTGGTGCATTCTGGATCAACATCCAGCCAGGTGGCCGAAACACATTGTGTTGGAGTGCCGGCTCTGAGGCCGGGCCTGCGCAGAACTGACCAAAGGCCCGGAAACGGGCCTTTCTTCTTTATATAAAGGCGTGCGGGAGTTTCAAACATGAGTTCAGATCTGCGCGTAGCGCTCCGCATCCAGGCCACGTCGGGCAACAGCCGGCGTGAGATTCAAGCCATTGAGCGGGATCTGCGTAAGGCTGGCAAAGACGGCGCCAAGGCCTTGGCTGATGAGTCGGGTAAAGCAACTAACGCGATCAGCAAGACCGGTCAAGCCGGTGCTGCCAGTTACAAAATCATCCGCCAGGCCATGCGTGAAGCCACCACCCAAGGCAGTGGCGTGTTCCGTCAAGGCGTCCTGCAGACCACATCGGATCTTAAGCAACTTGGTCAGGTCGGGCGCCAGGCTGCCCGCGAAACCAAAGCTGAGCTGGTTCGTACCGCTCGCGAAGGCGTTGATCCTTTGCGCCAAAGTGTGGACCGTGCCGACACCAGCTTTCGCCGTCTGGCACAGAATGGCGGTCGCAATCTACGGGTATTGAAAACACTGGCTATTGGCGTCCGTGAAGAGTTCAACCGTATTAAAGGGCTCGGCACTTCGGTGCAAGGCCGGTTGGCAGGCCTTGGGGTTGGTGTTGGTGTTGCTGCAGGGCTGACCGGCAGCGCAAGGCTTGACCGCCAATTAATCCGCACTCAGCAGACTGCTGGGATGACCTCGGCTCAGCGCGATGAGTGGCGTCAGGAAGGTTTTCGCATCGCGAAGACTTACGGCTTGGATCGCGCCGGCGTGGACAGTGGCTTCA